AATGGCCTGCTGTGTGTATTGCACACATGCAGGTTCAATCGCAATGATCCTAGGGCCTTTCAGCGTTTTAGGAACAGTAATAACCCTAACCGGGCGTTCCTGTTCCGGGTCGACAAACTGGACTCCATCTAGTCGGTCAATGTATCCTGAATTAGGGATAACAAAGTCCGCAGCTGGGAACCAGTGGTCAAGCCTCCGGTGCCAAACAGGCAATGAAAATCTTCTATTAGATGGAAGACGTTCAGCTGTTGAACCGGGTCCATGCTTAGGTAGAACTCTTCTAGAGTCAACTCGAAACGAGTCGGCAGTGAAGAGAGAACCCCAAAGGAGATTCGACACTTCTGAGAAGTGAGAGAATTCAATTGGAGTTTTATCTCCCAAGATCGAAGAAGAGGAAGCATCACTACTTCCACTTCCAGAAGATCCTCTATAAGAAGTCTCTCTTGAGTGAGAGAAGTCAGTAGAGGCATGGGCATTTGTAGCTCCTCGATCATCTTCTGGACTAGAAGTCCAGAATTTGGATAGAGAGCTCTCAAATGCAAGGACGGACCTGTCGGTCTCGAGGTATGAATCAAAGGCTTTCCTTTCACGTTCTTTTGAACATGGAAGTAAAACTTTCTTGTTGAGCAAGCAGATCTGTCGAACTGCATGAACCGCAAGGTGATTCACTCCCTCGAGCAAGGTACCATCACTAGCGTCGAACACCTGACTGAGCAAACCTTGCAAAAATGCAGGGAGAGCCCCGTTCCTCTTGAAACCAAGAAAGAACGATGAGTCAACCCGGCCAATGTCAAGACAACTTTCGAAGTCTTGACAGAAAACCGGAAGGGTAATCGTGATAAACGATATACCTTCGTGTTCGACACGTCTCGTGACTGTTTCAAAGTCACGGGTGGTGCTAGTGCTACACCATGTTCCCGCATCTGCGAGAACACACTCAAGTAATCGCATAAGGCTTTTCATGCTTACTCCTAATCTGATGATTGGGGGCTCAAGCATCCATAGCCATGTGCGACCTCAGCTGTCTTCACACCACAGGAGAATAGCTACGGCCAAAAAAGAAGGCCAGAGCAACTACTCCGGGTATGCAACCAAGGGCGAGGATGAAAAGAATCTCGATGATCCGCATTGCGCGATCCTCGACTTACGATTCACCAGCGACAATGGAAGTCACCTTGGCACCGCTAGAAGCAGTCAGATAGGCCGTGAGGCCATCAGTGACTTGTTTGATCTCGGCGTTGGTCAGCCCCGTAAGGGGATGATCAATAACGAGATATGCAGACATCGAAACCTTCTGGTTCGTTGCAGGCACAAGCGGATCGGCTACGATCTTGGAAAAGTCCAAGCGCGCAGTCCGACGAGTCCGCTTCCCGTATTGATGGGAAATGGACAGTTTAACAGTTCCATCATCTTTCTGATAAGTGGAAGTGTTGACGCCACGGGCAATGGCAGGTAGCGTGTTAGCTACCGCATTGATAGTGACAGATTGAGGGTCGGCCAGCATGGCACGATTCCTTGATTTAGGAGGTTTCCCCACACACACAATATGTAAGGGGGCATTTCCTAG